CCTCACCACTCATTAATATTGAATTAATTTCTTTATAAATTGTTTAATTACTTTTTGAAATATTTGTTTATTATGTCTATCTGATCTTGATACTTTGCAATCATATCTAACTCTCCTTCGATTGCTTCTACAATATTTGAATGTTCTCCAATACCCACAGGATTGGCAAGATATACTTCAATGTTTGCTTTGTGTTTCGCAATATCACCCTGTGCGTGTGCTAGGAGTGCTTTGATTAATTGTTCTCTCATAGAATTGAAAAATTTAATTTATTTAGTGTCACCATTTGGTAAACCGTAACTCTTATAATACAACTGTTCCTTTAAAAAAGCAACCTGAGTTTTCAGTTCTCTGTTTTCTTTTTCAAGTTCTACAATGTGTTTTTCGTAAACAGTAATCATGTCTTCACATTTTTCTAATTTAACTTCTTTATCCCAGTCCATTCCACTCATGTCTTTTCCTCATTGTAACAATCAACTACCGATCGTCAACTGCTCTATTCTCTGAATAATGTACGTCAAAGTCACCACCAGGATATCTCTTCTTTAACTTCTCAACATTACCTTCAATGACTTCATCAAGAGTTACATTCAATGCTGCACATGCTTGCATCACATACCACATAACGTCACCCAACTCAATAACAAGATGCTCACGATTATCATGATTCCAAGGTTTACCTTGGAAAACCATTTTCTTAACGATTTCCATAAACTCACCACCTTCAGCACTAATCCCAACAGCAGCAGTAAGAAGCCTGTGAATATTGGAACCTTCTCCGTCAAGGGTACTAAGACTTTCAAGGAAAGATTGATAATCTTTACTGGGATCGGATGTGACACCATCCACGAATAAAGCATACTTATCCAAGTCAACTTTTGATCCTGCATAATTTATATGTGGTTGTTGATCGTTATGTGTGTTGTAATCTCCAGACATAATTAAAATTTAAATTCTGCAAAAGTTTTTTTAGGAACTTTTTCTTCATTATACTCCTCTTTAGTTCCAGAGTCAAGCACATCTTCTTGTGCTTTCTGTTCACAGTCATATAATCTCATCTTTGCACGATCAATACCAACAATAAATCTCTTGAATATTGTAGGATCATTATATCTATTCTTCAATTGTTTGACCATGATCTGGTTTAGTCCTTCGAGTTCTTCGGTTGAGATGAGGGCGAACATAAGATCAGCAGTAGCAGGAAGACCAAAGGATTCACTGGTATCGGTGAGATCAACATCAGAAGAAGCAAACCCGCTACGAGTCGTCTGTGTCGCACTAAGTATCGGAACGTTTGCTTCAACAGCGAGACCACGAAGTTCTTCAGCGATTGCTTTGATGTAGGAGTAGGAATTGACTGCTGTGTTGGCACGGTATCTAGAGGAGGCACAAATATTTAAGTAATCTACAAATATTATATCAGGTTTAAATGATTTTTTCAACGCTAATTCATTAAGCAATGCTTTAAAATGTCCAGAATGTGCAGATGCAGTTGGATATTCTTTAATAATTAACTGTCCTTGTGTCTTCTTTGATATCTTCTTAACCTTCTTATCGAACATTGGTTTAGGTAAATCAGTTAAGTTTTGTATCGGAGTATTAAGTAAGTTTGCATCAATTCTTTCTGCAATCTTTTCCTCTGCCATTTCTAATGTAATGTATAAAACATTTTTTCCTTGAAGTAAAACTGAACTGGCGAAGTGACACATGAATAAAGATTTACCAACCCCAGTGCCTGCAAGTGCGATATTGAGCGTCTTGTTTGGAAGACCTCCTTTTGTAATCTTATTAAAGTATTCAAGGTCGAATTGAATTCGACTTTCTTTCCTGTTGTAAAGTTCGTATCTTTCTTCATAGTCCTCTAAGTAATCGTGGCCTACATTGCGATTAAAGGATACAGATAATGCGTCTGATAGTATTGTTGGTATTGCATCACGATTCTTTTTGTCATCTTGTCCATCTGCTATTTTGATTGATTCCATCAAAGCAAGATAGATTGCTCGGTCTCGACACCATTTCTCTGTCGTGTCACTCAACCATTCAAAGTCACATTCAATATCTTCCAGTTCATTTATCGTTCCGTATATATTCTTGACTTCATCTTGTGTGATATCACGTCTGTCTTCAATCTCAATCTGGAGTACTTCTTTTGTTATCAAACTATTGTACTCTGCAGCATATTTAGTAATATGCTCAAATACAACTCTTTCATTACGATCATTAAAGTAATCAGGTTCAATAAATGGTAGAACTTTTCTTAAATATTCTTCGTTATAAACTAGGTTTCTTAGAATGACTTTCTCAATACGATCCATCATTCACCATAACTAAACTCTTCGTTTGATGCCTCTTCCAGCAGTTGCATTATTTCTTCCGTGAAATACTTATCAGGATCGGCCAGAATAGCAGAAGGATAAACGGAAGATTCACCAACAACAATTCGATTCCCCTTACGTTTGAAGACTCCATGCTTCTCACCCAGTTCCAATAACCCATAATATCTATCGAGTCCACGCTCGTCGTAATAAAGTCTAATCTCAACTTCCTTGTTCTCCTTACTTAAACGTGATTTATGAGTCTTTGCTTTGATAATGTTTCCAACGACTTCCTTACCATCCTTCTCTTTTTTTCTGCTGAGATAGATGATTGTAGATGCTGCATACTTGAGACCGCTGCCTCCACCCATTTCTTTTGTAGGGAAGTAAGAACCGATAACATCATAGGTGTGATTTGTGACTATTAGTGGAATGTTTGCTTGACCAAGTTTAAGTGTGAGCATACGGAATGCACCCTTGACAAGTTGTGATTTGGTCATGTCACGAACTTGTTTATCATCGAGTGCATCTTTAATCTCTTTCTCTGTTGAAAGCATACCCAAAGAATCTAAAACAAACATACAAGGTTTGCGATTCTCTTCATCAGTCTTTAAGTATATATCTACGGCCTTGAGTGCCTTGGTTCGGAATTCCTCAATTGTTACGACATTCACAACAACCAACCGTGTCGTATCAATTCCACGAGACTCCAGTAATCCTTTATTGACGGCTGCTTCAGTGTCAAAATAGAGACAATACCCATCAGGGTTAGTGTCCAAAAAGTTCTTGACAACAGCAAGCGAGAAATAAGTTTTACCAGTGCTCGACTCACCAGCAATGGCAGTAATACGATTGCTGCTAACCCCGCCAAGAATAGACCCACTAATGAGTCCATTAAAAATGTAGGATCCTGTGTCAATGAATCTTTCAGTCTCGTCAATATCTGACGCAATCTGTGTATATTCATCTCCGATCTCTTTTACTATTTCTTTTAAAAAATCCATTAAATTACCATCCCATGTTTTTCACGAAGTATTTTTTTATAAGGCCCGCCAGGGTTCTCATCTCTAACTTCTTTTATTAACTTCAATTTTTTATGAAGTTCTTCAGCACCATCGCCAGATACATGTTCAAGTATCCAAACAATCATGTCTAGTTCTTTGTCATTAATAGGTAAATCCATTATATAAAAAATGATTCAAGGTTTACAGTTCTCTCAGCCTGCCATCCAATTGAGTCAAGAATGATCTTGAGAGGTTCAAGGAACGACTTCTCAAATTGTAGATCATAATCTATGTATTTGTCAAGGTTAAGTTCCTCTGGAAATTGTTGAATGAATGATATTACATTCTCCTGTATTGGATTTGGTCTTTTGAGATAACAAAATTTAATCTTCTCACCATTATTAATCAAAGAATATTTTTGTGTGAGTTTATTCTTCTTGACATAATGATTGAAGAGAAGAGCACCACGAGCATGAATTGGAGTTCCCTTTTCATAGATTGCATTGACACTCTTATACTTTTTGACATTACTCACAGTTCTTGCTGATCATCTACCTGTGATGTATGTTCAAGTACCTCAGTGGGCAGATGATTGGGCAGTATGTGCAGTAGATATACCTGATGCAAAATGTCATTGGTATGTCATGGCTCCAGACAATACATTCGGTGAGGGATTTGATTGGGAAAGTGCACCTTGGTTTGATGCCAATGGGTTAAATGATGTAGCACCAATGCAAGCATCAACAGTAGTAGAAAAATTACAAAAACAATGAAGACATTCAAAGAGTTTATGCAAGAGAGTAGTCTCTCTAGAATAAAAAGTAAATCTGATAAAGGTGGGATGGCTGCATTGTCTGCATCCAGAGCGGATAAGTCTGCAAAAGAAAATCGTGCAAGAGCAAAACAATTAGATAGAGATATTCGTGGTAGAGGACTAGGTGGTGCTACGAAAGTAACTGGTTCATATATGGAGAAAGATAAAAAAACTGGTGAGGAGAAGAAAGTAAAGGAAAGAAGTCATGTTGTCTCATCAGGTAAGATGGGTAAGAGAAAGTTCAAGAAGACAGTTAAGGCACTTGGTAAAAAGTATGGACAGGACTCCGTGTTGACACAAACGAAAAAAACTGGTACACTATCAGCAACAAGAAAAGGTGGACTCGGCAAATCAAAAAATGTTAAATTAGGTAAATTTAAACCACAGGGCAAAAACCCAGAGGGCCAATCTCAAATCAAAGGAAAAACTTTTACATACGGATAATGACAACACCACTATACGATGACTCCAATTGGAGATCAGAATACATTGACATTAAATCTCGTCAATTATCATCAAGACAAATTCAATTGCTAGAATCAGGAGCAGATAGTCTTGCTTCAAGTTGGTTCTTACAGGCAATGTATAATGACTGGAAAAAAATAAAAGGTTTTAATAAATTAGATCCAAAAGAAAACGAGGGTCAATTGCAATCATCATTATCAGATTTTTTTAAAAGTCAAAAAGATCAAGGTATTTAATGACAGAATTTATTTCAAGACATATCGGTATTACCGAAACGGAACAGACTCAAATGCTAGAAGATTTGGGTCTTTCTAGTTTAGATGAACTTGTTAGACAAATAGTTCCAGATTCAATATTATTGAGAGGAGATTATAAACTACCTGATGGATGCACTGAGCAAGAGGCACTT